ACCAGTAGTCGCTGTGTAAAGCAATTCAACAGAACCACTACCGTCAATGAAACTACCAACATAAGCTCTAGTTGTAGCACCATGTGCAGTTGTTTCTAAAACATCCTTTGTTAAAGAAAAATTCCAACTCCGTGTAGATGCAACAGCAGCAACTGTTCCACTACCGTTCTTAAACTTAACGGAGCCTTCTTCGCCACGATAGAAAGCCATGATCTAGAATAATAAAAGACTATCTCTAATAGTCTAACTTGTACTCTCTACTTTTTCAGCCTTTTTTGTAGAAGGTTTTGATTTGTTTGCCATATATTGCTCGCAACGTACATCCCATAAACCCGCAATCCTCTTCCCCTTTACTTTTTCAATTACATCAAGCATTTCTTCTGTTACTTCCATTTTGATTAGTAAATTCTGAAACCAGTCTGCCCTAAAGTCTCAGGTTTTGCCAAATTGAACTGTTGTAAACATAAATAACCGAAAGCATCAAAAGCATGATCAACACCAAGGTTTTTATTAGGTAGACCCGTATTCGGTGCATAAGTCAACGTCCTTAAAGACTTAATTAACTGTTTACATCTTGGGTGAATAAACGTCCTCCTACTACCACTCGCATCTAATAAAGCCGTATTAACAGCAGTAATCTTATCCCTTATCTTCCACGGTGCTTTCGGACTTGAAACATTAAATCCACTCCTCCTTAAAATACTATGATCAGTTGCACCAACTCCACTAGTTTTCCTCGCTCCACCTGTAGGGTCAGGACATGCTATTACTCGTCTATCTACCCCATATCTCCTCGTCACTTCTTCTGCAAAGTCCCATGTGGTTGCCCCACCTGTGAGCATGATTTCGTCAAACACATACAAGTTCTCCCCATCCCTTACAGCACATATTCCTGACATTGGATCTACGTTAAAGTCAACTCCTAAAAGTATTGGCATCACATTAATATCCTTCGCATCAGTCGAAATATTCGCATCTCCAAAACTAACAGCAACTAACCCAGTTAAATTCTCAAAACTTGCCTCAAACTCCTGCCGAAACGTTCTCCCATCTAACTGCGCCCTAGCTGCTTCAACTTCCTCCTCTGGTACATTCCCCCCCTCAATTGTCGTATAGCACCATCTCTGCCATTCCCCCGTAGGATCACTCGCCGTATAACACCATAAATCATAAAACCAACTCGCTGTCCCATCAGGTGTACTAATAAATAACGCCCACCCCTGTTTATCAGCTAACGCAGGTCTAATTACCTCAAACCACACCTCCGAACTCATAAAAGCAGCTTCATCTAACACAACTCCCGATAAACTTCTTCCCCTCAATGCCATCGCATTTTCTGTTCCCTTCAGTTCTATGGAGGAACCATTAACAAGGTCAAGTCTCAAATCTGTCTCATTCTTTGCCGCTATCCATACCTTCGGAACCAGTTTCTTCAACGCTTTCCACGCAATATCCTTCGCCATCCGATATGTAGGCGCACAATAGAAAAATGTCTCCCCTGGTTTCTCAATCGCTCCCCTCAAAAGCTCAATACAACTCAAATAACTCTTCCCAAACCTCCTCCCCGCTACCAACACCCTAAACCTCTTCTCACTATTAAATACCTCCCCCTGTGCCCACCTTAAATTAATTTCTGGTGCAGATTTTACCGTCATACATTATCATTTTTATTAATAATACTAGCTCCCCCTAGTCCCGTGGCATCTAAAGACGAAATCCTAGCTAGAAGACAACGCCTATACCGTAGACAATCTGATGGTATGCCCGCTAGACAACTGGTCATAGACCACGCTAGTCGTGAAGGCATCACCGAACGTACAGGCTGGGATGATTGGGATCAAATTAGAAAGTGGAATGAAGAAGATTGGGCCGTAGAACGTGGCTCAGTAATAAGCCGTATCCAAACTATGCGCTTCCGTGCCATAGATAAAGCTATGAAAAAAGGACAACTCCAAACAGTTGCTCAACTCCTAGCAGACATGGGCAAAGTCGTAGGTGAATCAGTTGAAACAATTAATGTCCAAGCACCCGAACTCTCTATCAAGGTCGAAAAGAAAAAATCTTGATTTCCAATATATATTTAGGGTACCCGCAACCTGTAAGCAATAAAAAAAATTCGCTACCCTACCCCCTAGGCAATATTACCTAGGGATTATTAAAGGGTTTTTGATTTTTTTTAGACTGTAAGCTCCATAACAGTGTGTCTGTAAGCTCCGTATTTGTTGTCTAGGTGGTCTTTTTTTCTCTCTGCACCCTTTCGTGTCTTATTTGGTTTTCCTGTCGCTACAAGCTCAGGGTTCCCAGTTGCAAGACTTCTTTTATCTGAGATAAAAAATACTTGATACATTTTTGTTTAATTTTGGTTTGTTTACTCTTTAATAATATCTCATCCTTAAGCCAATAGCCTATAAAATTAATATTATTTAATAATTTCAAATTGTTAATTAATTATTAATAATTTATTTTCTACACTATTCGTGTAGATTCTGATGTATAATTAATCTATACAAAACAATTTCAGTTAATCAGCTAAAAACAACCTCATCCTTTCGCCTAACTCCAATAGTTGGCAAGCGTCACACCAAAACATCTTTCCTGTACGCACTGCAAAGGATACATTAAAAAACCAAAACCCAAACCAATCAAAATGAAATTTTTAATTATTCCAATTAGTTATTTTTTACTGATAGCGTGCGGCGTTCATACGCTTAGTAATTCACTTTCTGAGATTACGGAAAGAGATTGTATCAACAGTAATAATCCTTATTCGTCGGCTTGTCTATATCTATCTAGGAGTAAGTAAGAAATGAAAACAACTAAAGAATTATTTGAGGATCTAGAACAAGACGCTTTAAGCATTATTGGATGTTCTACAAGTTTATTAGATGCAATAAAGGCAAGAGATAAAGAGATAGAAGATTTAAAACTACAACTACAAACAATCAATCACCCTTTAAAAAAATGATCGAATTTAATCAACCTTACGAGTATCAAGGGAAACTACCTCAAGAAATTAAAGATGATTTTTTTGAGATAGCAGAAGGTAATGAGCTTTATGTACTTAGAGCATTAGCTAATCAATTAAGCACGGATAAACTAGGCGAGTTTATAGATGATCATGCAATGGGCAGGGTATAAGATGAAAAATAAAATAAACTTATCTGATGATTCTTTATTCGAGATCATATCAATTTTAAGGCATGATCTCGATGCATGGGCTGATTTTTATACTGACAATTGTCCCTTTGATTGTGAGGTAGATAATATTAGTCAAGTATCAACTAATGAATTAAAAAAGCATATTTCATGGAAAATATTAAATCAAATTAATAAAAGTAATTTTTTTAATACTCAAAAAATTGCTAAAGACTGGCAAATAAAGAGAATAAGAAAGGATATAGATAAAGCATTAAACCCATGGAATATAGAGCAGTTGAAAGACTGCTAAACAAAAACAAACCAATGAAACAAACCAATGAAAGACCTATTAAAAGTTAGTTCAGGTAATGCCAAACTAAGTAATAGAAATATATTTTCTATTCCTGCGGGCCTTACCTGTCCTAAAGCTCGACTCTGTAAGAGTTGGGCTAAAGTTATCAATGGAAAGAGTCAAATAGTTGACTCTGATACCACTTTATTTAGGTGCTATGCGGCGAGTCAGGAGAATCAATATCCAGTGGTTAGAGATAATCGTATATATAACTTTAAAGCGATTTTAAAAGCTTTAAGGCGTGGCAATGCAGTTGAATTAATAGATAAAAGTATTGATAAAAATTTAAAGATTACAAGAATCCATGAAAGTGGGGACTTTTTTAGTTTGGATTATTTAAAAGCATGGTTAGAAGTAGCTAGAAAGAATCCTGATAATATATTTTACTGCTATTCCAAATCGCTTAGTTATTTTCTAGATTTGGGGATACCTAGTAATTTTCTAGTTACTGCGAGTTGGGGTGGCTATGAAGATCACTTAATAGAATATTTTGAAAGAGATTCTAGAGTAGTTTTTAATGAAGATGAAGCTAAGAAACTAAAACTACCTATTGATCATGATGATTCAAACTGTTTAAAAAAGGGTAAACATAGTTTCTGTCATTTATTACACGGTACTCAACCTAAAGGAAGTGAAGCAAGTAAAGAACTAGGAAAGAGAAGAAAACTTAAAAAGAATAATAAATCAATCTTTACAGGTTACTCAAAATGAATAATGCTCAAAAGTTCGATCACTTAAAAGAAGAAATCAAACTTTTTATTGAAGAAAAAAAAGTTGATGGATTAATTGATTCAGATATTAAAAAAGAAATAGCCAAACCTGAAAAAAAAGGTGGTTTTGGCGTAACTTTAAGAACTGCTCAACGATGGTTCCTAATATTAAATGATCCTCAAATAGGAGACTATGAGACTCTAGGGAATAAGCAAGAAGTAAATAGAAAAGGATCAAGCTTAATCCATGAAAAC